GTCCCTAAGGGCTTGCTTATGACTAGCTATATCATCTAGTGACTTAGCAACACCTTTTAATCCTGTCCTAGTACCAGGTAAATGTCCAGAAATAAGCGAAATAGCACCCGAAAATGTTTTCCAAGCACCGTTTGCGATTGTGCCAGTAATCTTACCCACTGAACTAAAAATAGAACCAAACGTCGAGCCATTTTTGATCACGAACTTGATGTAAGATTCCATGTTTTTAATCATTGGATTAAGAGCATTTGCCAGCTTGTCATCATCAACTTTGCCAATGGCATCAGTAATACCACTAATAGAATTGATTCCGACTTTACCTAGCTTGTCATAGGACTTTTGTAACTTATTGGCTGCAGTTTCTCGCAGGCCATCCATTGCTTGCCCAATCGTTTTATATTGAGTTGCCATCTTGCTAAAGTTCTTATTAGTACCGACTTTACCAATCACGTTGAGGAAGTCTTTAGAAGAGACTTTACCAGCCTGAACATCCCTAATCAAACCGCCAGTAGTTGTATGCATTGCTTTCGCAACAGCAGAAATACCGGCTGGAGCTTGCTCCATCATAATTCGTAAGTCTTGCCACTGAACTTTAGGCTTAGCTGCCATTTGTACCGCTTGCTGACTCAACGATTTCATGGCTTGTGCAGGATCATCAGCCGCAGCCGCTAATCCACCAAACCCTTTAACCAGTCGGTCAGTGTGTTTCGTACCAACAGCGTCTAATTGGCTGTAAGTGGAGGCCATTTCACTTGAATTATAAATAGTCTGTTGAGCAAACTTTTGCAAGTCATTTCGAACTGACTTAATCCGTTTGTCGCTGTAACCATTCATTTTCAAGTTGCCATTAAAGGTCTGCCAGGCTTTAGAACTGTCGTTCAGCTCACCAATCATTGAGCGAATACCACTGCTAATAGCATTAAGCCCAGTAAAACCAATCGCTCCGCCAGCCACGCCAAGCATCACATTTCTAAACTTGTGCGTTTTCTTGGTAGCTGACGTAAAGGAATTACCCAAACGTTCAATCTGGGTTTTGGCTTTACCTAAACCACTAGTTGACCCGTTATTAGAGCGTTGTGCTCGTCCAAACAGCTTAGTTTCTTGTGTCGCTTTTCTATAGGCTTCTCTAGTCTGATTAATCGGCTTGGTAGAACCCGAAACACTATGATTAACTTCGCGATACGCACTAGCTGCTGCACTGGCATATGATTTTGCTGATTTACTAGCAGATTCATTAGCGGTAATAACTTTTTTAATTTGAGTGTTATAATTTTCACCGAATTTATAAGAACTTTGCGAAATACGATTTAGGTTACTAGCCATCTTTTCCAATGGTTTGTTGACCGCACTAACACTTTTATTAATTTTGCTAACTAGAGCATTGGCTTGCCGCAGCTTATTAAGGTCGGTCTTGATTGGTAATTTAATTGTGTTATTTAAAGCAACACCACCCATCTTAACCGCCTCCTAGCATGGACTCATACATTGCTTGCTTATTATTGTTGCGTTGACCCATGGCATATCGCAGTACAGATAATTCAGGCGCAGTCATTTGGCCAATCTCTGCCGTTGACAAATTTGCAGATCCATTAATAAATGCTGACCATTTAAAGTTAGCATCTGGAAAATCAGCTAAATAACGTTTGACTGCATAATCACTAAGCGGCTTTAAACTTTGTGCTAAGAAACGTATCTGCCTGATTCATTAGCCATGAATAAGTTGCGTACTCATGTGCGTCAAAGAAATCCCAGTCAATCTTTCCAGCTGGTTTATTGTCTACGACCGCAGCACTAAACATTGTAAACAACGCTTGGTGAAAACGACTGGAAGTTGGTCGGATAGCACTAGATTTACCATCATCAGTAGCGACTACTTCCGAACGTGAATCGTCGATTGATTCGGCCTCACGTAATTTAGGCACTGTGATATTTACATCAACCACAGTCCCATCTGTTTCGGTGATAACTAATTGTCGAGTCTTATCGTCGACGTCCTTAACGGTTGTGCGCTCGTCAAGTGGGACTTGAGTAAAGTCCTTCGTATCAGTGGGCTTTGCAGCCGTTGTTGTTGCTTTTTCTTCTGCCATTAATAATTCCTCCTACTACTATTCGTTAGGGTCTACTGAGGCACGTACACAGTGATACTGTAGTGCAACCGTTGGTGCTTCGTTATTACCATTAATATCTGGAATTTTAGCCAGTGAAGCCGAAGTCGTACTGATGATTTCAACTGGTGTATAGATAATGATTTCATGTTCTTGTTCTTTAAATCCTTTTTCTTTAATAATCTTTTTCCAAATTGGATCCAGTCGTGACAAGTTAAGTGTTAAGTCGGCTTGCCCATTGTGGTTGATAACCGTAATACCATTACCAAACACATCAGATTGGATCGTGATGTTATCTTCATTAAACGCAAGTGTAAATACGTCTCCTGACGTATACAAAGTTGGTCTTATACCGTCAATTTGCACTACCATGTCAGCAATGTCCCAACGTGCATCAGTATATTCATTAATTGATCCTGCCATTATTTATTTCCCCCTTTTTTAGACTGCTTCCGGCAATACGATTGTTTGTGAGAACGTCACGTCGTCGATTGAGAATACCGGTTGATAGCTCCAGCCCATTCCAGTCAATTTTCCTGTGGCCTTCTTAGCATCTGAAATATCGTCCGAGTTTACTGAAGTAATCTTGTAATTGTCACGGATAAGTCCCATGCCAACATACTTATCAAGGACTAATTTGATTTGACCGCTAAACATGTCAATGCCTGTTTGGTCGTAAGGAATTCGGTCGTTATTAATAAATAAGTTCGTGGTTTTGGCCACAATTTCATTTGTAATTGCATCACGAATAATCATTACGGCAAACTGGTCGCCTGATTGAGCTTTGTTACTGGTAAACATTGGAATTCCGTTACGATATGCGTATGTCACAACGTTGTAAGGCTTGTAGAATTTCGCTAATGTTTGTGCATTAAATTCATATTCGTCCTGAGGAGTTACATCCTCGAGATCATGTAGAAATTCTGGGTCAGTTCCAGCGCTGCTGTTGGCATAAGTAGCCAAGAACGTAGAGACTAATTGATAATCAGCGTCAGTATCACCGTATTTAGGCAATGACATGGCAAAGGTAGCTTTATTGCCCTTAATATCAGCTAAATAGCTAAAATCTGGTTCACTATCGGCAGTTGGAATGTCGAGAAGTAGAACCTTTTTGTCTTGAGCTTCTACGAAGTTAGACACATCAGTTACGACTTCTTGGTTACTTTCGTCTACCTTGATAACAAAGTATTCGGCACCGGCTTCGTAGTATTTTGAAAGTGTTGCAATAACAGCGTCAGACGCTGAAACGGCAGGTGTTACAGTGCCACCTTCTGAACCTGCTGGAACTTCGGCAGTAGCTGCATAAGTGATAACTTGAAACAAGGTTGAATCCCCATTTGAGAAATACTTTTCAGCAAAGTTGTACTCGTAGGTGTCAACCTCGTGTTTTAGCTCAACCTCATCAACACTTCGATAAGTTTCAAGTCCATTTGTTGTGCCAGCTTCAATTAGCGCAACTCCAGCCATTCCAGCCGGTAGCAATGGACGGTCATAAGCTGTATTGATGTGGATTGGTGATAAATCAATAATTTTTTGTGCTTTATCAGGCATTTGAGTGACCTCCTAAGTCAGTTTGATTAATTCTTGGATAATCTGATTCATAATTGCGCAACAGTCGTAAAGAGACCTCTAGTGGCTGTACGTAGATACTAAAAAGGCTGGTAAAATCGTTTGCCGTTATGCTGTTAGGCACAGCAGAGACCACGATAATGCCAGCTTTTTTAAGTTGTTGATGATACGTCGGATCAAATAATAAAACCTCAATATCGCTTGCAATCTGCATAGCTTCTTGAGGTTTATTGTCTGCATAACAATCTAGGGTGATGTTCAATCTAAATATTTCCAATTCACGGGAATTACTCCAAGTTTCAGGCGTGCCACCATTCGCATAATCGTACGTAATGTATGGATATGACGGTAGTTTACCGGAATTGATTGGAACAACTGGTAGTCCAGTGATATTAGTGATTATTTGACGAAATGATTCGATTTTTGAGCCATAGTCAAACGTTTTTGCACTATATGCCAACGTGATCACTCCTTCCCTGTAGAAAGTAGAGATAAACGCCCGCAATATCGGCAACGTCACCATAATGAACGACTGAAAACTGCTGTTCATGATACGAAACAATCGTTCTATCCGGCACCTGCATACGGGATAACCATTCCCAAGAATATGAAGCTGCATCCCCACCGGGTAATTTAACAAGCGTATTTGCACTATTGCTGACGGAAATGAGGGGTTCACGAACTTTTAACCATTTAAGGTCGTCTATTGTTTTAGTTTCGTCTCCCCATTGGTCGTCAACGTCGGTTTCTTGGCTAGGCAATGCATATTCAAAGTCAACACTAAACAAGCGAAAAATCTTGTTCATCTCACGGCTCATAATTCGTTTTGATTTGGCCGACATTAAATCACCACCCAACTAATTGACCGTTGCATAGCACCAGTGTCCATCAAAGGATTATTAAAGCCTTTGTTTGCGGTAGTAATTCCAGCGTTTCTTGGGCTTTTAGTATTAGCAATAACCCGTTTCATCTCTCTAGCAGCATATTTACCAACGGATTCGAGCACTGGTCGCCAGCTGTGTATCTCACCAGTTAGCACCCTGCTAACTCCTGTTGTGGCAATATTAACCACACCATTTCTGATTTGTTTCAGTGAGTTTGTCAGTAAATGACGAGCAGGAATTCTAACCTGTTCTGCAAGTAGAAAGTAAACAACTAACTTGCCACCCTCTTGCTTTGCTAAGCTAGGTTTTCCAGCTTTGGTGGTATAAAAAAATAGACCATCAATTTCGGATGCTCTACGTTTACCAGCTATTGGCATTGGAATAGTAAGATACTTACTATGAGTGGGATTAATCGTTGCACCAGTTTCGCTGACTCCAATTAACATTTGCATAAAATCAATCGAGTGGTCGCCTTCTTGCTTAAGTGCACCAATAAAAACAGTATGTCGTTCCATTTCAGTTAGTATTTCTAACGCTCTCGGCAAGTTGTTGAAATCAATCTCGTCACTCATAGGAACTGCACCTTCCATCTGTTATCCAGACCAAGCGAGGTCAGCATATCGTTAAACTGTTCTAGGTAAATGTCGGTGCCAGCAGTATCGGACAAATTGACCTGAAACACGTCTGCTTTAACTGACGTAGCTATCCCATCACTTTGCTGTGCATCACGTAAAAGATGAGCAACGTAAAGCGTGATAAGCAGCTTTAAGTCATTATCGTCAACCTGATAACTTCGACACTTTAATTCAGCCTGTTTAATGAGCATGTCTAACTTGTTAGTTGCTGTTTCGTCATCAAACAGCTCTGGAAAAGTGGCTTGCAAGTCAGTTTTGATTGATGTCTTTTCTTCATCAGTCATATTAATTCCTCCTTTTAGCGGGGGATATTAATCTTACGCCCCACTCGCAAATATGGCGCTTTGAATCTCATGTTAGCGTCTCTTAATCCGCCAACTGAGACCCCTAATTTTCTTGATACTAAAAACTCGGTATCTCCCTCAACGACTTCATACTTCGCTGGTTTGGATGCCGAGTTATTTTTTGTTTTTTTAGTTGCCAATAAAATCAGCTCCAATCTTAAGCATTAATCGTTACGGCTAACGTAGCTGTTAAGCTACCACTAGTAAACGTAATGGTTGCAGTACCGGCAGCAACGCCAGTAACATCAAAACCACCTTCAGCACCAACTGCAACTGTTGCAATAGTGTCGTCGCTTGATGTTGCGGTTGTTGCGCTAACTACATCAGCTGCGTCTGTTGCATCTGCCGGGTCGGTAGCAACGGTTACGTTCTTAGTTGCTCCTACTGCTTGGCTTAAAGTCTTTTGACTAGCAACGATTCCAGTTGAAATTACTTTAGTGTCATTATTATTATCGTCACCTGTTATATCGGCACTATCACTGCCGTTGCTTTCAGATGACCCTAGGGTTTTGGGTCCGGACCAACACTCATAATTACGACATTTCGTACCTTATCAAAAGTAGGCAAAATCTTTTGTGATACATGGACTTGAGTGCCTACCGGGTCGTGTTGACGGTCAGTGTAAAGTGTAATACCGTCTGCAGTTCTTGATAATTGAGCAGTTGGGTCACCAATAAGACCTAAATCTTCGTTAGTGTCCGTCCATGCTAAACGTCCCATTGCACCGTCTGGCATTAAAACAACAGTATCATCAGGAACAAAACGATCTGAACCAACACCCTTGTTATCGATTAATACTGTGACGCCTAAAGTATCAAGAATTAATTGCTTAACAGCTGGTTGTGAGATAGCAACATTAGTATTGGTTTTACCCAATGACAGTGAGTTAATAACTTCACCAGAACTAGCAATCTTTCGGAAAGTGCGTCCATTCATTAATGCATAAGTAATGGTTGTGCCATTATCATCAGAGATTTTGTCAATTTGGGTCTGAATATCATCTAATGGAGATGAGTCCATAGTGCCCCATTCAGTGCCAACTTGTACTTTATGTTCTGCCGGCATACCGAAATCACGTTTGTAATTTAAATCACCACTGTTGACAGTGATAATACCAGTGGTTAAAGCCTGCATTGCCATAATCTCACGAGTAAATTGTGCATCTGTTATTAGGTTTGCTGGATCTTGATATTGAACATTAGCGATTGCTTGAATTTGTGCTTGATCAGCATTATTTGCTAAAGCATTCTTAATTTCACTGCGACGTTTTTCATCCATTGCCTTGTAGTTCTTGAATGGAATTAGTTTAAACGTATCGCTTTCAAAACCAATATTGTTAATCTTGATAGCTTTAACATCATCTGTCGTAGCGGTTAACATACGTGAAGGTTCATTTTCACCATAGATAAGGTTAACCGTATCTGATTCGGTGTAAGTCATTGTAAATAAGCTTTGATATAGAAACGGTGCGCGCTCTTTAGCACGGTCGTTCCAGTAACTAATAATTGAACTTGGATGTTCAATGTTTTCTAAAGTTAACATAGATTAAATCCTCCTTAATTGCGGTCAATAACAGCTACTTTAGGTAATGAAACCTTAAGTGCTGCTAACAACTCGTCTGTGTAAGTCTTTTGGGTATCATCATCCATACGGTGACGGTTGATGGTACCAGCAACAATGACGGCACCAGGAACAGCGCCTTCAGCGATATTAGTATCGTGAAGCAAGATGCCTTGTGCAGTAGTTGCGTCAGTGGTGGGAACTAAAACAGCACTGCCATCATCAGTTAAGGAAAAATCCTTATCAGACGTTAAAAGCGTGCCTGCACGCATGTATTTTTGACCATCTGTATCTGCGGTGGCTTTGGGATCATTAACCATGCCTGACAAGGTTGTTGCATTGCCATCATCAATAAGAATCCCGTCGTTACCCATAATTGTTTTCTTCATTCTGAAACCCTCCTAAAATTGATTTACTTGAACGTATCTAACGAACTTCTACTTTGATTTACTTGCGAAACCTTTTTGCCAAATTCGGCTGCCGTGTCAGTTGAATGCTTGGTAGCTCCTGGAATCCGTCCAGCCTGATATTCTTTGCGAATAGCCTTCTCAGTATTGGATTTAACGGAAGTAATGAAGCCTAACAACTTACCGGCGTTATCAATCGTTTGGTCACGATCATCCGAAATAAGTAAGGAAACAATGTCCTTAGGAACTTGTGAACCAGATTCACGGAAAACGTCCATTGTTTGCTCAACTACATCCTTGCGGTCAAGTTGTGCTTTCAACTTCTCAATTTCCACTTGTTCTGGTGTCTTTTCCTTTGGCTTATCTTCCTTACCGCCGTTGCGCAACTTCTCTAATTCCGTCTGAGCGTTCTTAAGCTGTTCAGCTAACTCATTTTTTTTGCTTTGCTCTGCACCGATACGGCTTTGAAGTTTAGTAATGATTTCAGTGCTTTTATCGTCACCTTTATCATCTGTTCCATCACCTGAGTTATCTCCGGAATGGTCATCTCCACCTTTATCGGTATCTGTAGGAGGAGTTGGCTCTCCGTCCCCACTTGGATCAGCAAAATACTGCAACTTCATAGGCATTAAAATAGATTCATGTTTTGTCATAATAAAAGCTCCTCTCACGCATTTATAAAGGTCTTGGGAGACCATTGCTCAGGTTGTTCTTTAACGCCCGCAGCGCATGGAAAAGGGCACAAAAAAAGCACTCAAAATGAGTGCTTAGCTGTTATTCAATATGCGGTATCTTGATACATCTGCATCCTGGATGTGTGTCATCAACAACCATGGGTGCCTCATCAATTAAAAACGGACTGGCATCTGCAAGAGCAGCACAATCATCACAAGCGGTCGGCTCTGCTATCCAATCAACACTCTTAACGCCTTTCATCTTGAATGAAGTAGTGTTCACTATATCTACTAAGCGAGCAGATTCAGACCGGACCAACCGCTTAGCAATATAATTCATTTGCTTTGTACGGTCAGCTATCGACTGCTTTGGCTTAAACTGACTCGGCTTCATATGCTTTTGTAGCAATTTACCCAAGTCATCAAGCGACATGCCGTTTTTTAGATGTTGATTCACCAAGTATTCAACGTCATTTGCTAACTTATCACTATCAACCCACAGCGATTGTGACCATTCTTGACGGGTTTCTGGACTATTGATAATAGTAGTTAGCTTCTTCTTCTGTGGCTTAGTTACCCTCATTGTTCTCTGCATGCGATTGACTTCTTCAAGGCCATCAGTGTGGCTTCGTGTTTGGACTGTCTGTTCATTTTTAACTGTCATTCGAATAATTCCTAGTGCTATTACTGCACCAATCATCTTGGATTTATCAAAACCGGCAGCCATATTGTAAAAGCTAACGCGATCAGTTGCGTCCTTTGACCAGCCGTCCATAT